ATTGCTCATAATTAAATGAAAGGAAGGTCTATGACCGATATAACTAAATATAGAAACGTTTCGTTAACACATGAAACATACAAGACATTGATAAGTTTGTCGAAGGTATTATTGCCCGATGCACAATTATCAATCAGCAAAACCATTGAATCAATTGCAAATGAGAAAGCGAAGAAGTTAAATGGCAAAGTCAAAAAAATATAATATACACGCAGCTATCTGTCCAGATTGTAATGGCAATGGATATGTTAAAGCTGTATTAGAAGAAGGAAGAGAACACGTAGTACTGCAGTGTCAGACATGTGATTCGGAAGGAGAAATATATGTGGATGAGTCCGAAGTTGTGGAGTCTTATATCGATGCTGATTATCCTACAGATAATGCTCGCAAGCTGCACTAGAAACTTAGATGTAAACCCATGGACCACAGTGGTTAGAATGGCGGTACAACATGGTTCATGATACGGATAGAGCATACATTGCAGGATTGTTTGATGGTGAGGGTAGTATTCATTTTAAACGTGGACCTGAAAAGAAAAAGAAACACAAAGGTAAAGGATATAGAATATCTAACAGTCTACGTTTATCAATGGAGATTACAATGACTGATGAGTCTGTGTTGTTGTGGGTACACGAAGTGTTGGGTGTTGGTACATTAAATAAAAAACCTAGAAAAGGTAAACGTGTTGATGGTACTAAATATCTAATGCAATATAGATGGAGAGCTACGTTTAGAGACGCATACTATGTTTGTTGTTTAATCTGGCCATGGGCACATACAAAGTTACCTAAAATTAATCAAGTCATAGAACACTATCAAGGTCAAGTAATGAATGGTAAAGTAGTTTCGTTAAACGAATATAAGAGAGCGATGAGTTTAGAATAATGTTTGATAAATATATATACAATGGATTACATTTTATAATGAAGTATGCAGGTCAATTAAATGCATGGGCCTGGAGAGAACATGTTAAAATATTAAAACGTAAACAAAACACTGAACACGAAAAGTTATTACGTGACAAGGAGAACTCACAATACTTAGAAGAGTTAAAGAAAAAACTATGAGTAAAAAATTTACTTATGATGGTAAGTCTAGACCTACTAATGATGTGTACTCTAAAAGATGGGACGAGATTTTTGGTAAAGATAAGGAGAAGTTTAATAGATTACAGCAAGAACAACGGGACCTTGATGCAAGTTACCAACAATCTAAATTAAATAAAAAAGAACGAGATGATAAAAAAAAGTAAAAAATACAACTATATACAAGGAAAACAACTCACGGATCCCGGAACAGGGACCAGGGTTTATGAGATAAGTAATTATAGACTTCCGAGCGTGACTACTATATTAGGAGCCACCGCAAATAAATCATTTTTAAAAGATTGGAAGGCAAAAGTTGGCGAAGAAAACGCAGAGCGAATCAAGAATCATTCTAGTGCAAGGGGTACCTGTATGCACAAATTCCTGGAACATTATGTTCTCGGCACTGGCTGTGTTGATCTTACAAGCATCGGACAAGAGGCGCGTCCCATGGCCGACAAAATTATTGAGGTTGGTCTTACGCCTGTGGAAGAATATTATGGTTCGGAAGTTATGTTACATTATCCGGGCCTTTACGCAGGCAGCACAGACCTTGTCTGTTTACATAACGGCATGGAAACTATTGTTGACTTCAAGCAGGCCAATCGTCCAAAAAAGGAAGAATGGATTGAAGATTATTATTTGCAGATCGCGATGTACGCGATGGCACACGACTACGTTTACGGCAGTAAAATTGAACAAGGAGTTATCATGGTCTGCACGCCTGATCTATATTATCAAGAATTCAAAGCGCAAGGCGCTGCACTTAGAGCCTGGAAGCACAAAGCATTAAAACGAATTAACATGTATAATGAACTTATGCATGATGAGAAAGAAAATATAATAAAACACGGAGACATGCCTGGATTGTTGGCAGAGTTTGAAAAACATGCAAAAGAAAAATAAAAAACGTAATCCTATTGCTGTGCAATTAAAACATTTTAAACACAAGATAATTAGGAATAAAAAGAAATACAACCGAAGGGAGAAACATGAACGATCAGTTGTTTAGAACGCTTCTAAAGAGATATGAAGCTACAATCGAGGATTGTATGTACAAGATACAGTCTTTGAGTGAAAATAATATAATAATACCGGAACACGTAGATATTACAGGGGAAGCGGACAAGTTACTTCAAACTATGGCGGAAGCTGACGATAAAGTGGCCGTATTGAGGAAATATTATGTTCAAAATAAGGCAGATAAACAAGTATTATAGCCATTGTATATGTATGGTAAAAAAAATAAAAAAAAAAATAAAAACTACTCTAGAAATAATGTCATTCTGTCACTTTGAGCTATTAGTGTTGGTATACAACAATAATGTATGCCAAAATGTTGTAAAAAAAAGTGTCAGGTGACAGATTATTTTGTCACTTTACACAATATTACAGTTTGCCTATGCGCGCGCGATACAAATTTCTGGAAAAACTGATTTTTTTTAGATACATATACAAAAATGAAATCCAAGAAAAAATCTAGAAGAATTAACAGCTACACTAAACCCAAGACTGTGAAAGAGTCTGTTGTGTTTCCATACAAACGTGTACGTATCGACTGGGTCGATATCATCACTGAGGGTGGTTGGGGTAGTGAGAAAGAATTTACTAATATGAAGTTAGCTACACCTGTAAGTGAAGGTTGGTTATTTAGTAAAGATGATGAAACTGTAAGAATTTTTGCTGGTTATGATGTAGAAGCTGATGGCTCTATTCACTTTTCTGAACGTTCGGTTTTTCCAACTTCTTGTGTGAAGAAGATAACTCGGATTCATTAACATCTTGTGACTCACCCTCAACAGTCTTCATGTTTAACAAAGCGCTGTAATCTTCTAATATTTTTGCTCGTTTCATTTTTAATTCTTCCTCTGACATTTCCTCTAATTTACCTGTTTTTATTATTTTTCTGTCTATATATAATCCTCCAGCCTTTCCACGATTGGTTTCAGCGTTTACAGCTGCGGAGAAAGAACTTTTTTTCAAAGCCAATTCTTTAATTCTAGCTAATTCTGCAATATGACTTTCGTAAGTAACAGAAAACTTTGCAAGTTTTTCTTTTCTCAATTCTTCCATGTATGTAACAACAAGTGGTGATAGTCTAGGATTAGTTAACTCAGATCCCTCTACCATAGCTCTTTCAGGTTTATAGCCAGCAAGTTTAGCTGCTTCTGCTTTGCTTAGTGGTCCTTCGGGTCCGCCAAATATTAAATATTCAGCAAATCTTTTTTGCATTTCTGTTAATCTTTTAGGAACTCCCATATTGACTTTTTAAGGTAACTATCCTATAAAGTCAATATATGAAAGACAAACGCACATACACAAAACAGAAAGAACATGGAGAAGATATGAGTCACGAAAACGAAAGAAAACATACTAATGATGGCATCAAAGAAGACAGAGGTCCACTAGATATAACATTATTAACAGAACAATACCGAGCTGACTTACACGCATACAAAGAACGTGAAGGTTTGTATCTTAAAACTGAAAATCAATTAAAAGGTACAAAACAAATTGTAATAGAAATGTCTGGTACAATACGACAGTTAAAAACTGAAAATGATAACTTCCAAGCAGAAATTGCTAGACTAAACGAAGAGATTCAACTATTAGAAATGCAGATAAAAAAATAATGCGAGTGCGAGACTTACAACAATTTTTATCTAGTTTCACAGCAGCCAATAAAGATGGTAGCAGACAAGGTAATGCTATTTCTAATGCCGTCATTATGGTTCAAGTTAATGGTCATTTAGAAAAAGTAGTTAAGATGGAAGTACAAGAAAACAGCACACCAATTATAGGTCACAAAGGGCATAGTGCTCATCGTCTTGTATTAAAAACAGTTAACCAACAGATACTAAACTTACCACCAAAACTGCAAATTTAAATGCAGTGATTACCTTAAAAAACATATGGGCCCAGAGGCTAGATTCTATCAAAATGTTAAGCAAAATTTTAAGTCCTTTTCGCTTATTAGGATTGAAAATATTAGCTTACTTGGTACTCCTGATTTGTTGGTCTACAATACTTCTAGGAACTTTTGTACTTTAGAATTAAAGGTAACTAAAGGTAAGAAACTTCGGTTTAGTCCTCATCAAATTGCCTTCCATTTACGTCATCCTGACAACACATTCATACTGGCAAAGACCCTCGGTCCTTTGCCCCCTAAAACTTCTCCAATATCCATGTACCATGGTTCTAGGATCAGGGAGCTTGTAGCTTCAGGCTTGAAGCTTGACGCTTGTTACTCTGGCTGGGATGCTTGCCGCTTGGCGATTGAACAGGTTGGTTCGAAAGCTTGACGCTTGGTGCTTGATGCTTGCAGCTTGGTGCTTGAAACTTTAAGGCCCGGACCAGGACGCACGCTTGTCGCTTCCGTCGAAGCTTCGTCGCTAATGGCCTGATCCGATTTATTACGCTTGCGTAATTCTTTATAATATTTTGGATGTTTAAAAACGTGTGTCATTAATTTAATTTTTGTTTTTGTTTGTGCTTTAGCTTCAACCATTTAAAAAACTCTTCACAGTCTTTCAGGTACCAGGCCGGCAGCTTCGAGTGATCCTCCAGGAACCACGGCAACAAGTCTCCTCTTTTAATTTTTTTAGTGTTTGCCATAACTTACCACTTTAACAGCAGGGTCCCAGCATTTTCTGCAATCGCGACATTTGCCACCCTGAGATGGCGCTGGACAGCTCGCGTCCTTCTCCACAACCATGGAAGAGTTGGGCCAGGTATCGTTGCGCTGGCCAATCATTGGAGGTGAAAACCTGATAACAAGATTGTTAGGCTTGCTGTCTAGATGGTTCTTGATCCACGCTTCACGTGTTGGCATCCAGTGCTTAGTGTCAGGTGTTAACCTGCAGACCTCAAAAATTTTGTTTAAATGATCTAGATCCTGGACATCCCCGGCGTCGTGCCATCTAAAATATTTTTGACGCTTGACCTGAGCTGTCATTGCTTCAACCCAGCGGCTGTCTTGTAATGATTTTAATCTTACATACTGAGCAGCCTTGATTGCTGGATATCTTACATAATTATTTTTAAGTGCATAACACATTGAACAGACTGAGTCTGGTATTAGTCTAAGCTTCGAGCCTGTTTTGCACTCCCACGCTGGCAGGCTGTAACTCAGGCCAGGCATTTTTGACGTTCGAGTCATGGACCCGGTTATTGTTGCAGCTTCTTTTACTTTCATAATTCTTTCTCCTTTATTGTATAGGATACAATATCATTGTAATGTTTTCTTGTCAAGCTTGCAGCTTGACGCTTGCAGCTTGCAGCTTCTTTTTTATATCCATTGGCCTCGAGCCAGCGCCAGTGATTTATAAAAATCACTGGGCTTTTAATCCTTCTAGTCATCTATAACCTCATACTCTAACCAGCCATTGGCTTCATCAACCCCCATCATAAAATATTTTAGCTGCTCTTCAGTTTCAAATGTATATGATTTTTTATCATGAGGTTCTTTGTCTGTGCCCCAATGTATAGTTATTTTTTTAGTCATTTTGTTGTCTTCTGTATGCATCAGCTGTTTCTAGATCCTTCTTCACTAGTCTAAGAATCTCTTCTAAAGCTACTGCTATTCTTTTTAACTCTTCACTTGATTCACTCATATGTATTTCTCACTTTCTAAATTAATCCTATAGTATATTGGACCAGCTGTCAAGCTTGAAGCTTGCAGCTTGCAACTTATTATTTATTATTAGCAGGACCAACACAGTTGAAAATATTGGTCCAGCAAATAATGATCAGTCACTATGCTACGTGGGGTCCGGATCTGCTTTATTACCGGTTTTAGAAGAGGCCACCTCCAAAGACTCAACCCATGTTCTAGTGTTTATTCTCACAGTCAACAATGACTGATCCCAGATCTCTGGATTGAGGCCGGCGTGCTTTATTTTAATAGCTCGAGCGACAGGCCTAACACTGTATCCAGTGCCAGAGATCAGGGATCAGCTCCCCCAGATAATTATGATGACTGGGGGACACTTACTTTATTCGGCAGATTGCATAATATCTGTAAATAACATAAATCAAATATAATGCTTGACTATCCTATTGTCAAGATATAAAACAAATTAAATGCAAAATAAAAATAATAACCAGAAAGGTACAATGACTAAAATAAGAATGAATACAGAGTTAAGAAACAAACTCTTTAATAAAATAAAAAATGTCTTTGAGAATGAGGACACACAAGAACG